CGGGCTGGCGGGCTACGCCCTGAGCCGCTGCGCGTCTCAGCCAAAGGCGCTCATCCCTTGCGCGGGCGTTTGGCAGCATCACCGGGCTTCACTCCGAAGCCGTGGCGCGGTCTCGGCACGGCTGAAATGCGCACATATCTGCTGCAATCGCTTGCTTGCCAGCCCAACCCTGACCGAGAGCGCGCGATACGGCTGCTCTATGGTTGGGCGCTACGCAAAATCGCCAATGGCTGCGCGCCGCGAGACATGGCCCCTCACCAATCCAAATGCCAGCACGACCGTTTCTACTACGAAGACTGCGAGCGATGCATTGAGGAATACGCATCGCGCATCATCGCGTGCGCTGGGGAAGCCGCATGACCGATATCGTGCTGCCCTTCCCGCCAGCGACGTTGAGCGGCCACCACAACGCACACTGGCGCAAGCTCCAGCCCGTCAAGAAGAAGCACCGCGAATGGGCGCGGCTCGCCACACTAGCGGCGGGCGCGTCGGTTCCACACAGCGGCGATATCCGCATGGTGGTGACGTTCTACCCTCCTGACAGGCGCGGGGACAGGACGAACTACCCGAACCGCTGCAAGCCCTATTTCGACGGCATCGCAGACGCATTGAAGGTCAACGACCGCCGCTTTCTGCCGAGCTACCACTTTGCCGAGCCGGTCAAGGATGCACGGGTTGTCTTTGCGATAGCGGCAGCGACCGGAACGGCGAAGACTGCGCAGCAGGCTGAGTGCGAAGCATCGCAGAGCGGGCCGAAGGCATCGCCCAAATCCAGTCGAGAGGCCGCATAGATGGCCCAGACCGACCAGCCCTTCAGTGCGCCGCGTGATGCTTATCCGCCTTCTCAGCGCCAGGCACATGCCGAGCAGCATATCCTTGCCGCATCGGCGGCCGGGTTCCTTGATTGCACCAGCTGCACACAGATCGCCCGCACCTACGGCGTTCCCCAGCTCATTCCCGATCTCAAGGCTCTCAAGAGGGGTCTGTTCCCCGAATTTCTTTGTGGAGGCGACAAATAATGATGGGTCGCGCGTGGACGACGAGCGAGAAGCGCCGGTTGCACCAAATGCGGGCGCAGCGTGTTCCAATCAAACAGATCGCAGCGGAGCTCGGCAGGACCGAGCACGCGATCTACAGCTTCCTGCGCTACATTCCGGCAACTCGCGATGCCCCTGCCAAGATGGGGCAGACGCCGCGCTGGTCGGAAGTGTGGACTAAAGACGAGATCGCCACCCTGGTCCGCATGGTTGGAGAAGGCGCAACCTCCAGGGAAGTCGCCGCCGAGCTTCGCCGGTCCATCAAGGCCATTCGCAACAGGGCTTCGGCGGAAGGTTTGCGCTTTGGAAAGCCAGCGAAGGTTGCCCGCATCGAGCGCGAGGGGAACAAGTTCGTTCGAGATGCTGTGCGCGGCTCAGCGATGCTTCTGGACGCGCTTTTCAAACTCTGTCCCCAGGATACGCGGCCCAGTTCCACGCCAGTTCCGCAAGATGCCGAGGATCGAATCGCGGCATGAGCGACAAGTCCGACACCTGGATGCCGTTCTTCGTCGGAGACTACCTCTCCGCGACGGGACGGCTCACGACCGAACAGCACGGCGCGTATCTGCTGATCCTGCTGGACTACTGGAAGAACGGCCCGCCGCCGAACGACGATGCCGTGCTTGCGCAGATCGCACGGTTGTCTCCGTCAGCGTGGAAGAAGGCCAAGCCGGCGCTCATCGGCTTCTTCGATGTGCGCGACGGGCAGCTCATCCAAAGGCGCGTGGAACGCGAGCGCATCCGCGCCGCTGAGATCACCGAAGAGCGGAGCAAGGCAGGCAAGGCTGGAGCGGAGAAGCGCTGGCAGGGGCACAAGCAAAAGAATGGCAAACGCATAGCAAATGCTATCGATTTGCCATTGGCAAACGGCCAGCAAAACGATGCACCTTCACCTTCACCTAGTTCTTCTAGCGAAGAACTAATTGCATCCACTAACGTGGATGTGTCGGCAGAGCCGACCGCCAAGCCGCTCACGAAACAGGAAGTAATCGATGCTTGGCATACCAGGATGGTGCCTCTCGGCTTCCCTCGCATAGCCAAGATGACGGGGCAGCGTGAGCGAATGCTGAACGCCCGCCTGAAGGACAGCACGCTCGAAGAATGGCAGCGCGCACTGGATGCGCTCGAACGATCAGCCTTCTGCCGTGGCGAGAACGACCGTGGCTGGCGAGCCGACTTCGACTTCCTGCTCCAACCCAAGTCTTTCACGAAACTCCTGGAGGGCGCTTATGACCACTAACCGCCTCGGCAAATCGTCCCCAGCGAACAGCAATTTCGTCAGTGGTTATCGTGCTCGTGAATGGGCGCAGATGGCGCGCGATCGCGGACACAACGACGCCGCGAAGGCATGGGAACAGGCCGATCGCGACGGATGGGATACACTGCACTTCTCGCCGGAACGCAGGGCTGAACTGGCGCGGAAGAACCCCGGTGCATTCCGCGATGCCGAAGATGAATACGATCCCGGTCCAGTGATGGATTGGAAGATGCTTGCTGCCGGTGGCGACCAGTGATCTTTCGCCCCGATCGAAGCGGGAACCGCCGAAACACCGAAGAGTGGTTCGGCCCGAAGGGCGAGAGCGGGGTTATCGCCAAAATCTCTTTGTTGTCAGCAGCATAGCCAAGAGGGTGGGGGAAGGTATGGCAAGGATCACGAAAACGCATGGCGCAGCGACGGCGCATTTCGTCGCCCCTGTTCGTGTCCGGGCCGTGGCACGCTGGCAGCCGCACGAGATCGAAGCCCTGAACGCAGCTATCGCCCGCGGTGTCGATTACCACGAAGCGGCCAAGCTGTTCCCTTACCGCAGCTTCGGTAGCGTCAAGGACAAGTTCTATCGGGCTTGCGGTTGGCGACCGGGAGAATCCGATAGAGAGGACTGCGACTTGCCCGCGTCTCTCTACGACGCCCGCTATCAGAAAGACGCGATCGAGGGCTCGGCCAAGCTATACCAAGCGCTCATCGACGCGGGCCTGTGGGTTCCGCTGGAACTGAGGAAGGCCGGCTGATGGTGACGATCTCCGATCACGCCGTGCTGAGATACCTGGAGCGGGTCAAGGGCGTGGATATCGCTGGCGTGAGGGAAGAGATGCGAACCGCCGGTCTCAATGCCGCAATCGCGCTCGGGGCGGATACGGTGAAGCTCGGAAACGGATGCAGGCTCAAGATCGTGAACGCGACTGTCGTGACCGTGCTGCCCAAGCGGGTGACGAAGGTGCGCATCGGGAAGGCTGTTGCGTAGTGGGGCGACCGTCGAAATACAAACCGGAGTTCGCGAAGCAGGCGCAGAAGCTGTCCGAGCTGGGCGCTACCGACCAGGAGCTTGCCGACTTCTTCGAGATTGAGGTGCGCACGCTATATCGGTGGAAGCACGATTACGACCAATTTTGTCAGGCCCTAAAGGCGGGCAAGGACATTGCGGACGACCGGGTTGAGCGCAGTCTGTATCAGCGGGCAATCGGCTACGAGCAGGAGGAAGTAAAAATCTTCATGCCCAGCGGTGCCGAGCATCCCGTCTATGCTCCGTATCGCGCCAAGGTATCGCCCGATGTGACTGCTGCGATCTTCTGGCTGAAGAACCGACGCTCGCAGGAATGGCGCGACGTTTCACGAACCGAGCACACTGGCAAGGACGGCACGGCAATCGAGATCGAACAGAAGGTGAGAGAGGATGCTGATGCTGTCACCAGCGCAATTGCTAGCCTCGTTGAGCGAGCGAGAGCGGCAGGAGTGGCTGGCGGGACTCAGCACTGAGCAGCGGGCAAAGCTCAAATACAACTGGGAGTTTTGGGCGCGACCGGCACAGCTTGAACCCGAAGGGGATTGGCGCACATGGCTCGCACTGGCTGGCCGCGGCTTTGGCAAGACGGAGATTGGGGCGCAGTGGATACGCAAGCGGGTCAACAACGGAGCAAGCCTGATCGCCTTGGTGGCAGAGACTCAGAAGGACTTGGAGGAGGTGATGATACCTCGCCTTCTGAAGGTCACGCCGGAGGATGAAGCGCCAGAAGTCCGTTACAAGCCTGTGCGGCTGCGCTGGCCGAGTGGTGCGGTGGCATATGGTTACAACGGCACGGAACCCGACCAGCTGCGCGGGCCTGAGTTCGATACAGCATGGGTTGATGAGTTGGCGAAATACTCGAAGGCGCGCGAGACGTGGGACATGCTCCAGTTCACCATGCGAAAGGGCAATCCGCGTGTGCTTGTCACGACGACGCCGCGTCCAATCCCGATCATCAAAGACATCATGGCGAAGAGGGGGACGGTGGTCACTCGTGGCAAGACGTTGGACAATGCCGATAACCTTGCGCTGGAGTTCATCGAGGACATCATGAGTAAATATGCTGGAACGCGTCTGGGCAGGCAGGAGCTGGACGGCGAGATCGTCGATGACGTGCCGGGAGCGTTGTGGACTCGGGCAATGCTCGATGCTTGCCGTGTCGAAAAAGCGCCAGAAATGGCGCGCGTCGTCATCGGCGTTGATCCGTCGGGGACGGGCGGCGCGGATGATGAAGGCGATCCGGTTGGGATCGTCGCGGCCGGCAGAGGCGTGGACGGACGGGGCTATTTGCTCGGGGATTACACCTGCAAGCTGTCACCCGATGCGTGGGCACGGCGAGCGGTTACGGCATACTACCAAAAGGAAGCAGACCGTATCGTCGCAGAACGCAACTTCGGCGGAGCGATGGTGCAAGCGGTCATCAGGACTGCCGACGCAAATGTGCCATACAAGGAAGTGGTTGCGAGCCGTGGCAAGGTCGCTCGCGCTGAGCCTGTCGCCGCCTTGTTCGAGCAGGGGCGCGTCAGCATTGTCGGATCGTTCCAAGAATTGGAAGACGAGATGGTGTTGATGACTTCTTCGGGCTTCAACGGTGAAGGGTCACCTAACCGCGTCGATGCCGCGGTGTGGGCGCTAACTGAGGTAATGCTGGGTCATCAAAGGCCAGAGCCACCGAACGCCAAGCCCATCCCGTCACTGGCGACGGGGTTCAATCGGAGATAGTCCCGGCTTTCATGCCTGATCCGAGGAGCGGGGGACTGCTGTAATCGGAGCGGCCTACTCACCGGGACTGTTTACCGAGCAGAGGCCCTTCACTCACATTCCGGGTCTCGCCTTGAGGGTAAGCGAAATCGTTGCCCCGCTTAGCCCTCATGGTTCAAACCCTTGGGAGTCCAGGGGGTTCCGTCCGATATTCAGAAAAAATCGGGCCAGCGCGGCGGCACGGTATCGCTGGGGGCATGGCCGAACAATTCCTGCGCCTTGCGGTGGACAACAACGTCGAGACGCTGCCGATCGGCAACCTCATGGACATTGGCGGCATGGCTCGCGAGCTAGGCAAGCGCCTGGACGCGGGTGAGTTCGGCAACGTGATGACCGTGGTTACGCTGGTCGCCAGCGAGAACGGGCTTTCGATCCATTCCTGGGGGCAGGCTCCCAACGGCTATGAGTTGATGGGCATATTCGAGACGGCAAAGCTGCAATGCTTCGCTGCCGACGCGGACTTGTCCGATGACTAAGCGCCTGGAGGACGTTCATGCCCGCGCGATGAAACGCATGGATGCGGTGTGGCTCATCCAGCAGGACGAACGCGCCGAATGCCTCGATGATCGTCGCTTCTGCACGATCCGTGGCGCGCAATGGGATGATGAATGGACCGCGCAGTTCCAGAATGCCCCGAGAATGGAGGTGGACAAGACCCATAAGGAGCTGGTCCGCATCTTCTCCGAGTATCGCAATAACCGCATCAGCGTCGATTTCCGGCCCGATGATGAGAACGGCGACGATGACACCGCCGATGCGCTGGATGGCCTGTATCGCGCCGACTTCGAGGATTGCGGGCAGGAATCGCAGGACAATGCCTTCGAGGAAGGTGTCGGCGGCGGCATGGGCGCGTGGCGTCTGAGGGCCTGCTACGAGGATGAGTCCGATCCCGACAACGATCACCAGCGGATTGCGTTCGAGCCCATCACCGATGCCGATCAGCGGGTGTTCTGGGACCCGGAAGCCAAGCGTCAGGACAAGGCCGACGCCAAATGGTGCATCGTGCTTACCCCGATCGCCAAGGATGCGTTCGAGGAGCAGTATGGCGACAGGGCCAGCAGCGACTTCGCCTCATGGCCGCAGCATTCGTTCGACTGGCACAGCCAGGACACAGTGTTCCTCGGTGAGTATTACGAGATCGAGGACAAGAGGACCGACAAATACGTCCTGACGCATCCCGTGATCGAGGACGAAAAGACGCTCTACGACCCGGACGGGGAGGAATTGAGCGAGCTTGGTGAGCAGGGCTGGAAGGTCTCCCGCATCCGCAAGGCGAAGAAGCCGCAGGTCACGAAATACACCCTGTCCGGTGCCGAAGTGCTGGACGAAGAGAAGATCGCCGGCCCGAACATCCCGGTCATCACCTTCTACGCCAAGCGCTGGGTGGTGGAGAACATCGAGCGCTGCGCGGGTCACGTCCGGAAAGCCAAAGACCCGCAGCGGGTTTACAACGCGCAGGTTTCGCAGCTTGCGGAAATCGCGGCGATCTCGCCACTGGAAAAGCCGATCTTCGATCCTGAGCAGGTCGCGGGGCTGGAGAACCAGTGGGCGGAAGGCAATATCAAGCGTCATCCCTATGCTCTTGCCCGTGCCCTGCGCAACGAGGACGGCGGGATCGTTCAGACCGGGGCGGTGGGCAAGGTCGAGCCGCCGCAGGTTCCTGCCGCATTGGCTGCCCTGATCCAGCTTGCGGGACAGGACATTGCCGACATCACCGGCAGCTCCGACCAGGCCGACGATGTTCCCGCCAATACCTCCGCGCAGGCAATCGAGCTTGTCCACCAGCGGGTGGATTCAAAGACCTTCATCTATACCGACAATTTCGCCACCGCCGTGAGGCGCTGCGGAACGGTGTGGAAGGGCATGGCCGCCGAGCTTTATGTCGAAGAGGGCCGCAAGATGCGCGCGATCGACGACAAGGGCGGCGATACCTACATCACGCTCGGCCAACCGGCGATTGCCAAGGACGGGCGGCAGGTTGCGAGCAACGCGTTCGACGGCAAGTATCGCTGCATCGTCGATGTCGGGCCGTCGTCACGGACTCGCCGCGATGCGACGGTGCGCTCGCTTGTCGGCATGGCGGAAGCCGCATCGTCTGCCAATGATGCCGAACTGGCTGCGGCGTGCATTACCGCTGCTCTGGCGGAGATGGACGGGGAAGGCATTTCCGACCTGAAGAAGTGGGTCCGGATGCGCGCCGTGCGCATGGGCATCCTTCAGCCGACCGATGACGAAAAGCAGGAACTGGCGAAGGAAGCCCAGAGCCAGCAGCCCGATCCGCAGACGATCCTTGCGCTCAGCATGGCGAAACAGGCCACGGCGGACGCGCAGAAGTCCGGGGCATCGGCGATCAACGCGCTGGCCCAGGCCGAACTCAACAAGGCCAAGGCGCTGGAGCTATTGGCAAGCGTCAGCCGCGAGGACCGCCAGCAGATCATCGACGCGATCAATGCCGATGCCGACAGGCTGGCGGGTGCTGTTACAGCGCAATAGCGATTTTCAGAAAAATCTTCCTCTCTCAGAACCCGCATATTTTCACCGCATCGGCAGCCACCAGCCGCAACGGTGAGAGAAGGGTCTTTGAATGGCAGAAGAGACGGACGAAGCGCCGCAGGTCGAGGAAGAGGTTCTGGAGCTGACGGAGGAGGTGGAAGCCCCCGAAGTCGCCGAAGAGACCGAAACCCAGCCAGAGGCGGTCGATGACGAGGAAGTCATCGTTTCGTTCGGCGACGAGGCAGCGCCAGCCTCAGAGGAAGCACCGGAGTGGGTAAAGGAACTCCGTAAGCAATACCGCGAGGTGGTGAAGGAGAACGAAGCGCTGAAGAAGCAAATCGTTCCGCCGACACCAAAAGCAGGCCCGAAGCCCACGCAATGGGATGATGGCATCGATGGTGACGAAGAGATTTACGCTCAGAAGCTCATCGAATGGCACGAAGCGGTAAAAGCTGAAGAGGCGGTGAAAACCGAGGCTCAAAAGGCTCAGGAAGAAGCCGCGAGGAAGTATCAGGCGAAGGTCGAAGCCTACGGCGAGCAGAAGCAAACGCTGGGCGTCAAGGACTTTACCGAAGCCGAAGCTGAAGTGCTGAGTTCTCTGAACGACGTGCAGAAGCAAATCCTCATCCACGGGGCGGAGAACAAGGCAAAGCTCGTCTATGCCTTGGGCAAGCACCCCGAAAAGCTCCGTCAGCTCGCCTCGATCTCAGACCCGATTGAATTTGCTTTCGCGGCAGCACGACTTGAAGGGCAGACGAAGATGGAGCGCAGGAAACCGGCAACCAATCCAGA